CCTGTCCTGCGTCCCTGTAGTCGTCCCACACGGCCGCGAGGACGTCGGCGTAGGTGTAGGTGACGCCGCTGGCCTCCAGCGCGGCCTCAGTGGCCTCCAGCGCGTCGTGCAGGTCGCCCGCCTCGTCTCCCGGCTGGAAGTAGAGGCTGCGGCGCTCGACGTGGTGCGTGAGCGTGGTGCCGACGTGGGTGTCGATGCTGATGTCTCCAAAGCGCATGGTGGTGTCTCCTGTGGGGGGTTGGCCCGGGGGTGGTGTGCCCCCGGGGTGGCGGTTAGCGGCTGATGTTAGTCACGCCGCCGCGAGGGCCGATCTGAACATGAGCTTCGTCACGAGCGAAGATGGCGGCCAACGTGTGTTCGTCGTTAGCAAGACCTGCTTCGACATACAGCGTGACGTAGCTGCGGCCGTCGTAGCGGCTGATCTTGAGCGTCTTGATCTCTTTGCGCTGGCCAACGGTCTTGGCGATGACACCCTCTGCAGCCTTGCGCTGCGCGGCGGTGAGGTCGTCAAGCGTAACGACCTTGGTGTCTGCTTCGATTTCGGCGAGAAGGGCGTCGAGGTCGGTCATTGGGTGTCTCCCGTGTGCGTTGCTGATGACCTCTTTAAGCAGATGCTTGCGACGCCGTCAAACGGTTATTTTGCATCACGTGCATTATTTTGCGTGCTGTGCAGCGTACAGCGTTTCGCATCATGCTGCATCATGCTGCAATGCTGCGTCAGGCGGGGGAGTGCAGCGGCAGTTACATCGGACAGGGGGAGGGGGTAATTCTTACCCACCCCCCGCCGGTGTGACGCTGCACCGCGACGGTGTAACTCGCGGTGTAGATTTTCTGGAGGTGTAACCCCTCGTGCTGGATCACGTCACGCTGTGCTTGTCCCCTCGGACAGGAGGTGGTATGCAGCGGGTGCCGGAGAGAGTTTGCACCTCCCTCCGGCTGAACACCGTCACGCATTGGAGATGAGACGATGAGCGCGAAAAAGTTACCACGAGGCGTTGCCCTCGACAAGGCGGCCGGCAAGTACCGGGCGCGGATTGGCGTCTGGGGCAAGACGGTCGACCTCGGGAAGTTTGGCACGCCGGAGGAGGCTGCGGCAGCTTACGCGGCCGGTGTGGAGAAGTACGGGGAGCCAGTCTACGGCAGGCTCACGCCGGCGCAGGAGGCCAAGCGAGATCGGAAGACACTGGAGTGGCACCTCAAGCAGGGTGACTTTGGCGTGAGCCTTCTGGACCAGCTCGGCGTGTGGGATGCCTCGTCACCTTGGCCTATCGGGTCGGAGGTGGTGTGCGGGTATCGAGACCTGCGTTTGGATCGATACGACCGGAAGCTGGACAAACACGGAGTGTGGATCGACGTGGCTGTGTTTAGCGTGCCCTGTTCGATGTCTGGTTGCCCGCTGCCTGCCGAGACGTACCAGTGGATACAGACCGAGGGGTGGTTGAAGCGGCCGCGCAAGCTGTGCGAGCAGCACGACGGCGTGGCGCTGGCGAAGGTACGCGCCAACATGGCGTTCAACTACGCCGTGTGGGACGCTGCGCACGCGGCAATGGGTTACGACAGGTACACGCGCCCTGTTCCCGCTGACAGGCTGGACGAGGCGGCCGTGCTGGCTCGGCAGTATCGTGAGGCACTAAAGGTGCTGCTTGACGTCGTGTACGATGATCTTGTTGAGGTGCCTGCGGACTGGTGGCGGCAGGTGTAGCGCGCGGGGTGTTGCAGACGCGGCGCTGCGGTGTTATCTGTGTGGCACTCACTGGTAGTCCTGCCACGCAGCGGAGCACGCAGATCACATGCCCACGCCGACCAAGCGCACCCCAAAACTCGAAGCGGAAGTCCTTGAGCGCCTCGCTCTGGGTGAGACGCTGGCTGCGCTGGGTCGTGAGTTGGGGTTTCACCCGGTCAACTGGGGCAAGTGGGTAGCGGCGGACGAAGCGCTGGCAGTCGCGTACGCCCACGCGCGTGACGTGGGCACTGACGCCCTCGCCGAGCAGGCCCTCGCACTGATCGATGCAGAGCCGGCGCGCGTCGAGGGACGCATCGACCCGGGCCACGTGCAGTGGCGTCGGGCGCAGGTCGACACGCGGCTGAAGCTGCTGGCCTGCTGGAACCCGAAGAAGTACGGCGCCAAGACGCAGACGACGATCGGCAACAAGGAAGGCGAGGCGCTGAAGATCGAGGGCACCGCCGACACCGCCGCCATCGCAGCGTCACTGGCGGCCGCGATGCGTGACGCGAAGCGGGGGGATGCATGATGAACTGGAACTGGGGCTGGCCTCTCGACGTGCCGAGGAACCCGTGGCGGCGGATCGCCGATTTGGAGGCAGACCTCGCCGATGCCGAAGACGCGCTGGTGGATGCCGCGCTCGACCTAGCGAGCGTGCAGCGCCACTGCGACCTACTGGCCGATCGATACGACAAGGTGCGCGAGACCAACATGCAGCTGCGTGACACGCTCGACCTGTACCGCGACGACCACCGCCGCCACTGATGTCGGCCGCGCTGACCCTGCCAAGCGGAAAGGCGATGCCTCGCGGCGCCGCCGACCTCGCCACGCTCGTCAGCGGCCTGCCTCACGACATGCAGATCTACCTCGACTGGCAACGCCGGTGGAGTGCCACGGCGCGCCCCAGCCAGCTGCTGCCCGAGACGGACTGGACGCAGGCGGGCATCCTCGCCGGGCGCGGCTTCGGCAAGACGCGCGTCGGTGCCGAGTGGATCACGCGCGCCGCGTACGAGGACGCCAGCGGCTTCGACAGCGCCGTGATCGCGCCGACGTACAGCGACGTCAAGTACACATGCTTCGAGGGCGAGAGCGGCATCCTGTCCGTGCTTCCGCCGGATCTGCTGATCGACCACAACAAGAGCGACATGATCGTCAAGATCAAGAACATCGCCGGCGGCGTGTCCACGATCCGTGGCTTCACGGCCGAGAAGCCGGAGCGGCTGCGCGGTCCCCAGCACTGCCGTGGCTGGTTCGACGAGCTGGCCGCGTGGATGTACGCCGACGAGGTGTGGGATATGGCGCTGATGGGTATGCGCCTCGGCCCGGCGCCGCAGGTGCTGTGGACCACGACACCCAAGCCGCGCGACATCATTCGCAAGCTGTCCGCGCCGCAGGCCCAGCGGATCATCGTGCGCGGCAGCACGTTCGACAACAAGGCGAACCTGCCGGAGAGTTTCTTCAGGCAGCTGGAGCAGTACGACGGAACCGTGCTGGGCCGTCAAGAGCTGTACGCGGAACTCTTGGATCCTGAAGAGGCAGGCATCATCCGGAGATCGTGGTTCAAGCTGTGGCCGGCGAAGCAGCCGCTGCCGCGCTTCGACTGGATCATCATGTCCCTCGACACGGCGTACACCGAGAAGAGCCTCGACAAGAAGGGCGACCCCGATCCGACGGCCTGCTCGACGTGGGGCGTGTTCGAGCACAAGAAGTCCAGCCAAGTCATGCTCCTCGACTGCTGGGACGACCACCTCGGGCTGCCGGCGCTGATGAAGCGCGTCAAGAAGGAACTCAACGTCGCGTACGGCGACGACGAGGATCAGGCGCTGATCAAGCCGCTGTTCGGCGCGTCGAAGCCGATGACGAGCGGCCGCAAGCCGGACATCCTGCTGATCGAGGACAAGGGCAGCGGCATCTCGCTGCGCCAGATGCTCGCCGAGACGGGCATCGAGGCGTACGCATACAACCCGGGGCGCGCCGACAAGCTGTCCCGCCTGCACATCGTCAGCCCCGTGTTCGCCCAGCGCCGCGTCTGGCTGCCCGAGAGCGAGAAGTTCCCCGGCAAGGCGCGCACGTGGTGCGACGCCGTGGTGACGCAGCTGTGCAGCTTCGCCGGCGGCGGCAGCATCAAGCACGATGACCACGTCGACGCCTGCACGCAGGCGATCCGCCTGTGTCTGGACAAGGGCCTCATCCGCCTCATCAAGGACAAGCCCAAGGATGCCGGCGCTCGGCCGCCGCCCCGGGTCGTCACCAACCCGTACAGCCAGTGAGGACTGACGCATGATGGACGACGAAGACGACATCGACACCGAAGGCGAGATGGTCGAGATCGATGAGGAGGTATCCGACGTCGAGGACACCGAGGACGGTGGCGCGATCGTGCGTCTCGGCGACGAAGAGGCGCCGGGCGACAGCGAGTTCTACTCGAACCTCGCGGAGGAGATGCCGGACAGCGAACTCAGCACGCTGTCGACGCGCTTCCTCGACCTGATCAGCAAGGACAAGGAGGCGCGCAAGAAGCGCGACGAGCAGTACGAGGAGGGCATCCGCCGCACCGGCCTCGGTGACGACGCACCCGGCGGCGCCCAGTTCCAAGGCGCGTCGAAGGTCGTGCATCCGATGATGACGGAGGCATGCATCGACTTCGCGTCGCGCGCCATCCGCGAGCTGCTCCCGCCCCAAGGTCCGGTGAAGGACCTGATCGAGGGCGAGATCACCATGAAGAAGCTGCAGAAGGCCAAGCGCAAGACGCGCATGATGAACTGGCAGCTCACGGTGCAGAGCAAGACGTTCCGCGCCGAGCTGGAGCAGCTGCTGACGCAGGTGCCACTGGGCGGTGCGCAGTACCTCAAGATCACGTGGGACGAGGCGCGCAACCGGCCGGACTTCCTGTTCGTCGCGATCGACGACATGTACCTGCCATTCGCCGCGACGAACTTCAACAGCGCGCAGCGCAAGACGCACGTGCAGTACCTGACGCAGCTCGACTACGAGCAGCGTGTAAAGTCTGGCATGTACCGCGACGTCGAGCTGACGCCGCCGAGCATGGAGCCGGAGCGTTCGATCGTCGACGTCGCCAACGACAAGATCGAGGGCCGCAGCGACACCAGCTACAACGAGGACGGCCTGCGCACCGTGTTCGAGATCCACGCCGTGGCCGACGTCGAGGGCGACGGCAGTGCGCCGTACATTCTGACCGTCGACAAGTCGAGCGGCAAGGTGCTGAGCATCTACCGCAACTGGGACGAGGAGGACGAGAGCCGCGAGCCGCTGGCGTGGTTCGTCGAGTGGCCCTTCATCCCGTGGCGCGGGGCGTACCCGATCGGCCTGCCGCACATGATCGGCGGCCTCAGTGCCGCCGCGACGGGCGCCCTGCGCGCCCTCATGGACAGCGCGCACATCCAGAACGTGCCGACGATGCTCAAGCTGAAGGGCGGCACGCGCGGCGGCCAGTCGCTGAACATCCAGCCGACGCAGGTCGAGGAGATCGAGGGCGGCATCAACATCGATGACGTGCGCAAGATCGCCATGCCGATCCCGTTCAACCCGCCGTCGCCGACGCTGTTCCAGTTGCTCGGCTTCGTCGTCGACGCAGGCAAGGGCGTCGTCCGCACGTCGATGGACAACCTCGCCGACCAGAACCCGAACGCGCCGGTCGGCACGACGCTGGCCCTGATCCAAGAGGGCATGACGGTGTTCTCGGCCATCCACGGCCGGCTGCACAACGCCATGGCGCAGACGCTCGACATCCTGCACCGCCTGAACGGCATGCACCTCGACGACGACGACACTGAACGCGAGGTCGGCGAGGAGCTGGCGACGCGGGCCGACTTCCAAGGCCCCAAGGACGTGGTGCCGGTCAGCGACCCGACCATCTTCAGCGAGGCGCAGCGCTTTGCTCAGGTGCAGGCCGTGTCCAGCCGCGCCGCCGCCGTGCCGCAGCTGTACAACGCGCGCAAGGTCGAGGAGCGGCTGCTCGAGACGCTACGCGTGCCGAACTACAAGGAGCTGCTCGTACCGCCGCTGGAGCCGAAGCAGCAGAACGCCGTCAACGAGAACGTCACGGCCACCATGGGCAAGCCCGTCGTGGCCTTCCCGGAGCAGGACCACATCGCGCACCTCAAGACGCACCTCGCGTACATGACCAGCCCGGCGCTGGGTGGCAGCCAGCTCATCGCACCGCAGTACCTGCCGGTGATCCTGCAGCACCTCAAGGAGCACGTCGCCCTGTGGTACGCCGCGACGGTGCTGGATCTGGCCGAGGAGACGAGCGGCGTCGACATCAGCGAGGAGATGAAGCTGCTGAAGGACCACGAGGCACGGCGCGCCTTTGATCGCATGCTGGCCGAGGCGTCGCAGAGCGTCGTTGGCGACGCGGCCAACATCTTCGCCTCGCTGCCGCCGATCATCGCGCAGGCGATGGAGATGATGCAGCAGTTCGCACCGCAGCCGCCGCAGGATCCG